CATAACTGGATTGCGATGTAAATCTAGTAAACTTATTTTAATTAAACAAACAATTCTAAACTTTCCATGTTATATTTCTTTAGGTGGTTCTGGTAATGTCGGCAATGGCTGCCAATGAGTGACTTCTAAATCATCGCTTTCAGCTTCAACAATTATTTTGTTATTTTTTATATAAATAGAGCCATGAGGTTGTTGTATAGTCCATGTCCACAAATCGCCATCATAATATCTATCCCCAAGCCAAATATGCTTTCCTTTTTCATTATAAAGCCAAACTGACGTTTCAACATCAGGCAACCTATCTGTTACTTTTATCCATTCCATGTTACAATACCTCCTTTATTTTATTCACTATTTCTTGGGTCAGTTTGCCTTTTAAATATATTACAGAATCTACTTTCTTATCAACAATATATTTGAATTTACTTTCATCCAAATAAACATCCCAATCTATTATCTCCAATTTTTCTTCTTCGTAAACAGGTTCAAAAAATTCATTGAAAAGATAATCAGATTGTTTAATAAAAGTAGCATGTTTGTATTTACAATAAAATGTTCCTAATGCGTTGGATTGAGGATATTTCTTTATCAATTTATACCCAATTATTTTTCTTTGTTCCATGTTATTTATCTATTAGTTTAATTAAAAGGTTTATTCTAATACTTCTGTTTCAATAACCTGCCATATTTTACCATCATCATATTTATATTCTATCAATTCTCCTGTATAATATGAATCAAAATCAGCCTTTTCTGTTGATTTATGTTCTGCCATTGCTTTAAAATTATTGCCGGCTATGAAATATCCGACCTTTGAAAAATATTGTGTTTAAATGTTATAAACCTGCTGATATAGGTCCTGTTCTGCTGGTTCGAAAAATTCTGTGTGTTATCGCTTACCATTCTAGTCCAAACCATTTGCGCCCCATCTAGTGTTAAAGGAGATTGCCCATTTGGATAGATCCTATTGTACACCTCCCTTGCAATCATATCGGCACTCAATCCGCTGTTTAATCCGTTATCCCAGGTATGTATTTCAACCGTTACATTTGTATTGGTATCGCTACTGTTCCGGGTTGATGCATCGTTACTGGTTATTGACCTGAAAACAATGTATGTTTCAGGGCTGATTGTTGGTGGTAATGATTCATAAAATACCGGAACGCCATCAATACCACTTAAAGCCGTTGTATATGCAATCCGTAAAGAATAATTTATGTCGATCATTGTACCTTAATTGCTTTGAGCTCCTTAATAAGTAACCCGGTAGCTTCATTTACTGCAGGGTATAAAAAAGGTTGTGCCGGTATGCCTTCCCGGATAATTTTACGGGCTATCAAATACGCCACCTGCCTGTCCTGGTTCTGCTGCACGGTTTTGTTTCCGGTACGTTGCCTGCTTTTTACGCTATATGTACCTGCCACGCCAATATCACCCATAAACCCGGTACCTAATCCTTTACGGTGTACCCATTCGGTTATCCGTAAAACAAGCTGCTCAAAACTACCTCCGCCGCCGCCCCTGAACTTTGCGGCCAATTCTTGCCATTCAGCCGGTAAGCCTGCAACCCATTCGGCAGCAAATTTCCTTGTCCCAAATTCTAAGTAGGCGGCATAATCAACAGCGCACCCAACTTCAACACCTAATTCAGTAGTTGATTTGTGGTAAATTGCTGATCTTAAATGTCCCTCATCGACCGGGGCATTAAGTTTTGCGAATGTTTCAACGTTATTTCCAAACCTGTCAAAGGACTGTTGTATTTCTGCTTTGTATTTTTGAGGGTCAAGCCTGCTTAAAGTAGCCTGCAATCCTTCAATCTTTACCATTATGATAGATTTACCCAGGTATCGGTTTTACTAAACCGCATGATCCAAAAACCTTTGTACCCTTCGCTTTCAACATCAATGTTTTCACACTTACAATATTGGCCTTCGTAGATCATCATGGTATTCGAATTAAATCTACTATCAAACCTTACTTTTACCCGGTAATCTGCACGGGCCTGAGTTTGCGCAAAAGCATTAAAAGAATTGCCGCTTGTATCAATTATTTCAGCCCACGCCAGCCATGATTCCGTTACTTGCCTTAATGATCCACCGCCTGCATCCTGTGTATAAGTAGCATTTTCAAATGTTGTCCTCCTGTTAAGTTTTCCAATATCTGTTTTAGCCACGGCGTAAAGGATTTAAGATTAAAGCCGCAACCGGTGATATACCTGCGGTACTATCTCCACGGTTTTCAAATAAAAACAGGGTTTGTGCCTTTACTGCATTTACCAGGTTATCTGGGCATGTTTCATATCCACCGGTATAGGTGAATATTAACTCCTGCAGCGGCCAAAGAACCTTTTTAAACTGAGAGCCTAATAATTTGTAGCCATCTGTAGCTATTGTGTTCCCGTCAATATCCGTAACGCTTGTTATTGCGCCGACAGGCCCATACGGCAGATAAGCCCCGCCATTGTTATTGTTTACAACTGCGGTAACAGTACGGGCAATAAAATTTACTCCTATGTACTGTTCGCACATTAACCTGGCTGTAACAATCAAAGAACTTATTAATCCGTTTTCTTCAGTGGTATCAATTTTTGCGTACTGCTCTTTAAATTCACCTACAGTAAACAGTTCCGATCCCGTCCAAAGACTATTTTCAACGTCCGAAACCTGGTTGTAGCTTACCCCTTGTGGGTAATCGTTTATCTTGTCGGCGTTTTTGTTATAGTCCACAAATCTGATCTTTTAAAGCAGGGCCGGCGTTAACCGGCCCGGTATTTTCAATTAGGAAACTGTAGATACATTCAACACCGCAAAAGCAGCAGGGTTAAGCATTGCGTAACCGATGCTTGCCTCAATACGGCAGGTGATTTTATTCTCCCTTACGTTGGTACCATCCTGCTCAAAGAACTGCAAAGCCAGCCCCTCGCTCTGGATAATCTCAAAGTTTCTCCAGTCTGCAACGATCACGGTATCAGATCCAACCCATGAAGCAGTGTAAACCGGAATGCCGCAGATAAGCAACTGACCGGTAGGGGCTATTGTCACAACGCTGAAAGGCATTGTAAACTCCCCGCTGGTAGTTGCGTGCAGTGTCAGGATATTAGCCCAAACAGCCCCATCCAATACAATACCTGTTACATTGTAACGGGCTTTTTTCTGTGATCCGATTGTGCGGATAATAGAGGTGATAATATCAGAGGCAACTACTGCAGTACCAGTGGCCTGAGCCAATATAGCCTGCCAGCCTTTGGTATCTTCTTTCTGGTAGTACCTTTCAGGCAACCAACGGGTGATATACGCCTGCAATGCAGTGAAGTTGCGCAGCATTTTGCGGCTGATCCTTAACCAACCGGCCAGGTAATCCAGGTTAACGGTTGTTTCGCTGAAATCTTCGTCAATTTGCGCTTTGGTGGCCAATTCCTGTACCTGCCAGTTTATATCACCATCGCCGCCGGTGTGACGGTAGAAGTGGTAGGAATCCGTTTCGGAAGGAGTGACGTTAACCAGGTCACGCAAATGCACCATTTCAAACGGCAAAGGCACGATTGAAGGGCGGTAAGTATTTGGAACAACGCCGGTAGAGATGGAGTTTACCACACTCATATCTGTAAGGGCTTTCATCTGTAAAGCAGCTTCGTTTGCGCCTTTTGCAATATTTGGGTTATCGGCTTTCAGGTTCTTTTTAAACCCTTCAAATGCTTTGTAAATCTGGCCGGGCAGACTGTTATCTTCCTGCTGTCCTCCGTTGTTGTATGAAACGCCTTTTTGCGCCTTAACTTCAAGCTGGAACAGGTCAAAAGCCTTTTGTGTAACTTTTGCCTCATCCTGGATGGCTTTCAGTTTTTCTTCGTTGTCCTTATCCTTTGTTTCCATCAAACTTTTAAGGTCAGCAATAGCATCATCGGCAGCTTTCAACTTCAACTCAAAGTTTTTAGTCTGCTCGTCTGCTTTCTTTTCAAAGTTCTTTTCCAGTGCACCCTTAATGGTGGTAAGTTCTTTCAAAAGAACTTCACTGGTTAATGGGGTTGCGTTTCCGCCTGCACCTTCATTGGCAGCAGCATCGAAATATTTTTTAATACCGTACTTCATGGTTAATTTTTTAAATGTTTAATGATTTTAAGAATTGTGCTGAAACCCCCGCCAGTACGTCGGCAGAAACCGGCTGCGATGCTTTAGGTTGTACCTGTGCATTCAACAGTGATTTTAATCTCTTGAGCGATTGCTCTATTTCGATAAATGTTTCGTCTGTGTAATTGCCCTTATTTAGCTTTAGTTCCATCAAGGCCGCCTCTTGGGCAAGTGGGTTAAATGATTTTAGCTCAATAAGCCCGGTTTTGTCGTTGGCCCCCCAACTGGTAAGTGTTGAGAATTCCCACCATTTCCACTCCTGAACCTTTCTAACTTCATTATCTTTATCAATAATGTATCTTATTGGGTCAACGCCAATGGAATGTTCCAGGGTTAGGCCATGCTCAGCATACAGCTTGTAATCCTCGTATGTGTCTTTGCCTATCTGCTTATTCATGTTCAATTGCCCACGGACTACCAGGTAATCCTTTGTTTCCTGCGCTTCCAGCGGAACGCCCAATAGCTGTGTACGGTCATGGTTCAAAAACCACTTTAACCGGGCAAAATTTTCTTTGATTGTTCTGGAGAATGATCCGGGCATTGATATATCCCGGTCGCTGTCGATATTGTTAAAGGCGTTAACCGCCATTGTGACAACACCTGAGCCGTCTAGGTCTGTAATATTTCCTTTGATTAGAGACTTTATCATTTGCTAACAAAAATAGTTTTAGCCTGCTCAATAATTTGGTAATACGAAACATATACAGTATATTTACGGTGTAGTTTTCACGATTAATTAATTTAATGTCCGATATAAAGACCCCAATTACACACTCTGAGCTTGTAACATGGATTTCGAGAGGTTACAGAATGCATGAGATTTCAGAACTAACTGGATATAGTAAACGCACCCTTGAAACTAAGTTTTACCACATAATGAAAATATCCGGGAGCAAGACCGCTGCGCAGGTAGTTTATAATTATTTTAAAAAGGGGTTGATAGAATGATAAAGGCAAATGAATTAATGGTTGGGAACTGGGTGAAAGTCCTTATTGGTTTTGGCAAGGTTAAAACAATTGATCCAGACCCCGAGCATTTTAATGGTGTTGTGTCAAATGACGATGAAAGTGTTTGGGAAAGAGTTATGGATAAATGTAATTGTGACCCAATACAATTAACGCCTGACATACTGGATAAATGCCCTCAATTAGTCAAATGGGAAGATGGTAAAGTGTGGGAGTTTATTAAAGACGGTAATCATTTTCAATATAGAGAAAATGAAGTTTGGTTAGGCGGTGATGAGGCTTGCATTTCAGGGCATGGATTTACTTACCCATGCAAGTATTTACATCAATTACAAAACGCCTTTGCCCTTACCGGCGAAGATCTTATTTATACCCTATAAGTAGTATTGCCCCGGCTACATTTTTAGCTTACTTTTACCCCATGCCTGGATTAAACATATCAGTTAAATTGGAGTGGGATAAACAGTCTGGTGATTGTTCTGAATGCTCGTTATGTGGTGATCAGATTTTTGGAAATATGTACGTTGGTTTTGTTTCGGTTAACGGTAACAGTTCGGAGGAAAAAGGAGATGTAAATATGAGGCTGTGTGAGCCGTGTTATTTGGAAATTGATAAAAGAAAAAGTTTATGAATTACGCTACAAAAATTCCATTGCAAGGTATTGAAAAATACGAAGGCTTTAATTTGATTAATGAAAAGCAACAGGAAGTAATAACGGGCATTACAAACCAAATTGAAGAGGAAATAAAAAAGCGTATTGCTGCGCTGGGTGTTGATGTAAACGATGCCGATGCAATTAAAAGGGGATTTGAATTTATTGAGCGGGAAGGTGATAATTTTAAACACCTATTTTACAGGCCCATGTGCAAGTTTATTATTTCAATACAGAAAGTACCTACTATAAATATTACTCATACCGGAGATGATTTTAAGAACAATGAAGTTACTTGCACGTGTGCGTATAAATATTATTAAACTTCTAAATTGTGTGTATGGTCTAACCTAACACTCAGCGCCACTTTAACCGGTGGCGTTTTTATGCAACAATAAACCCATTACAACATCTACACCTACAAATTTCTGATGCGTCTGCGCCATGGCTACTATCGCCAGGGTATAGCATTTTAAAGCCTCCTACAATAAAATAATCATCTATACCTATTATGTGACCACCAACCTCTTGATGGTCATGCCTTACACGGCTATCATGCGTATCTATCCATATCTTTTTTAGTATTGCGCCCGTTATTGCGGCCTGCTCTTTTGCATTGATATACGCAGCCCCATTGGCTGACCTCATTACCTCTGTACGGGCAATCAATCTAGAGCGATTCCTTGTAAGTTCAGGCGATTCCAATTCATCCACAATGTCGTTAAAACTGGCGCCCGATTCGGTTGCTCTGCTTAAAACTTCACCAATTATTTTTTTTGTTGTGTTGGTAATTTGTTCAGCAATATTCAGTAGGTCAATACCGAAATATTTTTTCATTAATTCAGCGATACGGCGGCTAAATCCCATTGGCTGCCGAGCTTTCATTGACCTGGTTATTATCATTGATTTATGAGCCCAAACAGCAGCGCTGTTTTCATAAACCTGTATCAGCACTTTATAAATAAGGGTGCTGTCAATAGCGGATATAGTGCCGCTTTCAATGTATTGCTGATGCTGTATTTTAAGCGCCTTGTTGAATTTCGGAGCGTAGATAGCCTCGTATGTTTTTATGAAACTATTGAATTGATTTGATATGTCAGTGGCTTGTTCCGGTGTCATCCTTTAATTTGTTGTGGGCCCGCTGATGTTGGTTGCTGCTGCTGCTGCAGTCCTGAAATAACAAGCCTTCTAACCTCCTCCCGTTTCCACCTTACCTTATCCATTTTTTCAGGACATGAAACGGTCGGAAGTTCGTTGTTAATTGTACGATCAATAAACCGTAATATCTGTTCTGCTATTTCGTTATTGGACTTCATGGCTTAATATTTTTTTAGCTGCGGCATCGATAGCGGCCTGCGCAGGATCTTCATAGTCACCGGCGGTATTTACAAGGTCGGGTGGTGGTCCCATATCCTCAATAGGGGTGTATCCTGATTTGATGTACCATTTATCCAGTAGTTCATCGCCGTTAACACGTTCACCACCCATTGCCTCAATCACATCGTTTGGCCTCATTACCGGTGCCGCTGCAAATGCATCTGCTGTAACTTTTTTATCTGCCTGCAGTTCTTTAATATCCGAAACGTCAGGAACTACTTTACCGGCGCTTTTTGCCGTTGGTGCAATCTGTTTTGTAAACCCTTCGGTCATCCTGATCACGTTTGGTAAAACCGCATTTGTAAACATATCCTTTCTCATTTCAGATACGTTGCTGTGTGTGCTGGCATCTTTGCTGTTGAATAGGATAGATGACACAGAAACGGCGTTACAAATCTTATCAAAATCAATGCTTTCAAGCTCTGCCAGGCCCATATCGGCAAGGGCTGAACCAATGGAGAAATAACCCACATCTCCGTTAAGCATATATGGCGCCCCTTTGTTGCTGCTGTTATTCAGGAACCGTGCAAAGTTGTCTTGCCTTTTACCAAGTGCGCCAGGCTCAAGCGGTGTCTTTTCGTACATAACGCCAGGTACACCGCCGTTCTGCATCTGGGCAATAGATACATCGAGATTTGATTGTACACGGGTTAACCTGGATTTAAGTACCGAATACAAACCAAGCCCCCTAAATCGTTTTTGTATGTCGCTGGTAGGGTTAAAGGTCTTTACAAAAAATATTTCTTCTACATCAAAATCCTTTGTGTACCCGTTAAAGGAATCGTAATACCTGAACCCAACTATTTTAGTCGGGAAGTTCTGGGATATGATAACAACCATGTTTTGAGGTAGTAAATACTCAATGGTTGTTTTGCCTGCATTAACCCCGTATGATATTGTTTCTTTGTATGCAAATACTTCACCCATCAAAATAAGCGTGGTATAAAACTTTTCCTTTTCATCAAATGATAACGTTGATAAAAAAGCATTCAAATTATCCTTTTGTGGTAGTTCCGATCCGTCCTGTTTTACCGCTTTAAAAGGGATTGCTGCAGATATGGATGCCAGACGGGAAACAACGGAATAAATGTCATCCATTGTCTGGTAAATCAGTTCCTCTTTAATGATGTTGTAATGCGGAAATATTTGAGTATTGAAGTTCGTAAACTGGGTGGCAATACTTTGGTTAAACGCCTTTTGCTGTAGTTCGGTTTGCAGGCTTTCAACCTGGGCTGTGAGTTTACGTACTCCAAAAATATCTGGCAATTGCATAGTTGTATTATTATAGGTTAGTATTCCGCATCATTGAATTTAAAAGCCGGCTTTAAGTCGAACCATTCACGCATCATAATCGTATCTGAAAAGTCAGGAGAGCGGCCAATTTTTTCTTTTACTTTTGCCTTTTCTATCACACCCTTTTTACCGTCGCTATCCAGCTTTTTTATACGAACTTGTTGTAGTTCTTCAATAATCAATTCCCGCACTTCTTCGCTTTCACATTCCAAATATAAACCGTTTTCGCTAATTCTTTTAGCCAACCGGAAGTAACACTGGCTTTTTAGGTTCTCATATTGCTCTTTTACCTCCTTGCCGTCCCTGTCTTTTGGCTGTAATGGATCGGGTAGGGCAGATGAACCATTGACAAACATCTGGTACCCCACGAAATCGGATATGCCAACACCCATACCGTCCGAATCCACGAGAACGTCGCTTTTGCCAACCCCCATCCTCATTCTTGCTGCCTCTAAATACGCCCCTGTTTGTGGCAACGTCCCTTTTGGAAGTTCGTAAACCTTGCCACGCCACCCATCCCATTCAACTTTTACAATCCTATCACCACCAAGCCGGGCAATATCACAGGTCATTTTTTTATCACCATGCGCAACAAACTCATTTGTAAAGCAATCCAGTATTTTATCGTATTCAATTAACGAATCCGCATCTTCCGCATATTCCCAGTTGCCATCTAATAGTCGTTCCCTTTCTACGCCTTTTAGCCTATTTTCTAACCTGGCAATGTACCCATCTTCGTTTTTTTCGTTTTCGTAGGCAAAGCATTGGATAAATTTTTTATCCGGCGGAAGGGTACCGTTTTTAAATGGTAGGTAATACTCTTTGTATAGGTAGTTTTTTTTGGGGTTGCACGTTTGTAGAAGTTTTCCTGTCAGTTTGTATTTATCGTTTTGCCAACGCCCAATGGAAATAGAAAGGTTAACCATGGCGCTTGTTTCAAACTCCCCCGCCTCCTCAATCCACCCCCTTGTCATGGTCATTGAGCCAAAACGTTCATAATGCGGATCCCTTGGCCAATACTTTGCCTCAATCAGTAAAACCTTACTGCCGTTCCGCAGATGATATGTATTGTCCTGCCCATTAAATTTCAGGTATTTTGACTGGTCAATGCCCCAGCCCTGAAAAACCTTGTCTATCGTTGGTATTGTGTGCTTACGTAGGTCGTTAAGCTGTTTACGGGCTATAAAGTACATGGTACCCGGATATAAAAGAGCATCCCCAAATATTAAGGATGCCCCTAACCATGATTTACCGCCACCTTTGGCCCCACCAAATACAATATCTGTAATCGTTGGATCAATCCAAGCCTGAGCGGCTTGCTTTTGCTTTTCGCTTGACGTTATAAATTCAATGTTCATATTATCACTTCATCCACCACGTTCATTAATTTGCGCCCCAGTATAAGGTAATCATTAAAATCAGGCGCTGTCTCCATTTGTAAAGTAACTGGTGGATGTTGTTCGCCTTTCCACACCAGCATACACCCGTTATCAATATTGAATGTTTTAAATGCTACGCCCTTGTATTTTCCTATTGTCATTGCCCACTTATACACGTCCCCCCACCACTGCTTCGTTTCACGGGGAACCATTGCCCCCACTTCGTTTTCAGGCAGCACGTCATGGATTAAAATAAAGCCATTATCACTCAGGCAGCGAAGGGAATTTTCAAAGTCACGTTTAACCTGATCGGCTGTATGTAAACCATCAATAAAAATTAAATCCCACTCTGTTATATTTGTCCACTTATCCATACCGTCAAAAAACTCATCAGAACCCATATCAAAAACAACAGGGTTATCTTTAACATCAGGATCAACACCAATCCTTAACGGAGCCTTTATCTTATCGAAATTCTGCTGAGTACTTTGAACCCCAATCTCCAAATAAGATTTCAGGTTGTACTTTTCAATCAGTGCGTTTAAAAGCTGAGTGTGTGTTGTTATCATAATTACATCATTAAATAATTTGCTAAAAAATTCTGAAGTCTGGAAAGTTTTACTGGTTCGCCACATATTGAAATAAGGCGTTTTATCATTGCTTTAACCCAGTCTCCGCCTTTGTTGTTTAATCTTGCAAAATTTTCAATCCTTTCAATATGTTTGTAGTAATACTCATTTTTTAACTGTTGTGCAGTTAACGGGCCTCTCGTTGTGTAACTTTGGCTATAAAACACAAATGGTAATTCTCTCAATGCCTTAAATGTTTATGTACTGTATATTTTAATTCTCTCGATTGTGAATAGTCCCAGTTGAACGTATAAAACTCCTTCCCAATACTAACTCGCCCAAACGCCACCTGATCGCGAACGCTCCATTGCTGCAACTCCTTTAACCATTCGCTGCAAAGTTCGATACAACCAGGCGTATTTTCTCGCATAAGTAAACCGCTGGTAATAATATTGTTTCCGTGGTTAGGTATGCCTGCTTCTTTGTACGCCTCCTTTTGTGCCAGTAGTTCCTTAGCATCCCCCCGGCCATTTGCCACACAGGAATCGATTTCGTGGTAAACACAATGGCGCAGCGGGTGCCGTGGTGCGGTAAACGGTGACCTGAAATAATTATTCCAAAGTAGGTTTAAATCTATGTTGATAGTAAACGATGCATCTAACCATATTGAGTACTGCCATTGAATCCAGCCCATTATTTTTAACTCTCTGGCGTATCGTTGCGGGGTTAATCCGTCCGGTACTGTTACCTGCACAATCTCCCAAATCTTTGATTCCAGTGGTTGATCCGTGTAACACACGTAACGCCATCCGGTTGAAATAACCGTTGGTTCGTTAAGGTCATCGTATTGGGAGCCAAGGATGGCGGTATATACGGTTTTCATTTAATTGATTTTATTAGCTCTTCAATATCAACGTCAGGTAAACCTTTACAATCGTTAAAGCACTCGATTGAAAAAGTGTCGCCTTCAGGCATATTTACAACTAAAACATGGTACTCATTTTGCAACTTTGAGCTAATTTTATTATCCACATCTTTCATACTCTCAATGTCAAGTTGGCTAATTGGCACCCTAATTACTAGTATTGGCTTTGCCATAATATTTATTTGCTTTGTTCGTGCATTAGTGGGTTGAAAATTTTCTCTTCGCATGGTGTGCCAACTGATGCATAATTACTTGGTACCAATATCTTATCAGGACCGCACTTACTACTTGTATCGACAACAGTTGCGTATTTCTGAATCCAGTACTCAATCATTTCATCCAGCGTTTGCCCCGTGGTAAATTTAGGCCTCCAACCCAATGCCCGTATTTTGGAAGAATCTCCTTTGAGGTAGTTAAGTTCCTGTGGGCGGGTGTAACTATCGTTATTTATAATATACTCATCCATGTTTAATCCCAATACACTAAATACATATCCAGCTATCTCCCCGACGCTCCACGTTTCCCCCGTACTCACCACCCAATCACCCGCCTCCGGTTGCTGCAGCATCAAATGCATAGCCCGTACATAGTCCTTTGAATTGCCAATATCCCGGTAGCTGGAAAGGTTGCCGAGCTCTAATTTATCCTGTAAGCCTAATTTAATTCTAACCGCAGCCTTACAAATCTTTTGCTCAACAAATGCCGAGCCCCGGCGGTAGCCGCTGTGGTTGAATAAAATCCCGTTGCTGGCGTGCAGGCCATAACTTGCCCTATAAGTCCTGACTAGGTGATAAGCTGCCAGCTTTGCGCAGCCGTACGGGCTAACAGGATGCATTGGCGTTGTTTCGCGTTGGAAACCGTCAGAATCAACCGAACTTCCAAACATTTCAGAACTACTTGCCTGGTAAAACTTAGCGGCGGGGCAGGCGTTGCGGTATGCCTCTAAAATATTTAGCACCCCCAAAGTATTTGCCTGCATGGTGAATTGCGGAACCTGAAAGGAAACAGATACATGCGACTGAGCCGCCAGGTTGTAAATTTCGTCCGGCTGGATCTCTTTTAACAGTCGTTCGAGACAGCCTGTATCCATCAAATCCCCGTAATGGGTTGTTACGTCCAAGCCTTTTAAACGGATATCCTGCCCCTCGCTGTAGCTGTGGCGGCGAATAAGGCCGTGAACTTTGTAACCAAGTGATAAAAGGTATTCGGATAGGTTTGCGCCATCCATACCACCGATACCGGTAATGAAGGCTACTTTTGCGGGTGCTGTAATCATTATTTTTGTTTTTCGCTTTGAATGTCCCACCAATTCAAAGCGTTGTGTTTATTTTTTAAATACTTTAAACTGTGAAATATCCGGGTAATCTTCTGAGGTCCAAATACGTGGCGGTGTATCAATTGCCGCCTGTAACTTACTAAGCCCCAAAGCCGCTGTTTCCGGTGTCATGTAATAGTGATATCCAATGCAGTCAATGTCCTGTTCACGCCACGGAATGCCTCTTTCCCTGCCATCGTACGCCATTTTACGGAGTGTTGCTGCTGATTGTTCATCCGGGCAAAGGATCATGCCCCCACGGCCCAATGCCAGGTGTTTTTGGTATTGGAAGGAAAGGCACATGAATCGACCTGCAACATATGAGGTTTTTCGCCATAATGTAGCACAGTCGTAAATATTCATTTGTATTTGGTAATATTCACTCCAATTGCAATCATCCCAAATAAGCCCTAATTTTAATTTATTTGCAAGCATAGGGACGCTTAAATACGTTCTCTGCGGTACATGAATACTATCTAAGTTTTTCAGTCTCAAACACAACTCAAGCCCATGCGTACAACTGTCAACCGCAACTGCCGCAGGCGCACCAAAAAACTCAGCAATCTTTTGCTCGAATAATGTAACGGTTGAAAAGTCGGGTTTTGGTAGTTGCGCTAAATAATCAGAAACGCTGTATTGTGGGGCTACTGTCGGAATTATATCCTTACCTGTAGGCAACGATATCAATTCCTTAGAATCTACGCCTAATAACGCCGGCCCTATATTCGCTCCTCTTGGAAATGCCATCTCAATTAAATTTTGTATGATTAAAATAAACAACCTCTTCACTTACCACATCTTCTTCTCCGCCATCGGGTAGCGATTTTGTCCCCATCATTGTTACGGTCAACAGATCGCCTTTTACCCGTGTTCCGGTATACCAAGATGCATTGCAAATATGCTCAGGTAACAACTTAACCGATACGCAGGTATTTAAAATTACTATATTTATTAGTAATTGCCAAGCTGCATGATGCTTAAAATTATCGAGTAGTTTATACATTCCTTTGCACTCCCGGTAAATGTTCTCCCATTGGTCGTAACTGGCAATGATAAACCCGGTGCAAAATTCTAAGGCCTTTTCATGCACCATGTACTGCTTTGCTAATTTTTTACGCAACTTGTGATTCCCCAGGTTGTCCATTACCTGCCATAAAGTTTGCTGCGGCCAACTACAGGCGGTTACGCTTACCGCTTTTGTTCCGTTGGTCAGGATATCCCACGGCCTTTGCATTACCATGTCGCTGTCAATAAACAGTATCATTTCGTCCGGCTCCGTGTCAGGTATGTACTTTACAAACTCCCCGTGTTGCAGGGTGTGGAATGATTCCCGATTTTCCGGCTGCCATTCACATTCCGGTAATGCCGTTTCAATGCATTCCCACCCGTCAATTTCTGTTTTAAAACCGATGGTAAAGCAGATGCGGCGGTCTGGCCAGTTGTCAACGCAGGAGGTAAAGAATGGTTTGCTGCGTTCTAAGTAGGATTCTGTTATTGATGTTGCGATGGTCATAATTCAGTATTATTTATTTTTACAAAGTCGTCAAGGGATTTAAAAACTTCGCTTTCATCAGTAAAAATCCCTGCACGTAATAACCAGGCTCTTTCAAAATAACTATTATTTTCTGTTTCAAACTGATAGCCTACCTTAAACTCATTCTCTGTTATAAGCACACGTATTTTATTTACAACTTTAGGGATTAGCTTTCCTTTTTCGTAAATAAAGACTGTCTTACCTATATCGTATTTTGGTATTACCATGATAAAATATAATTGTTTGGTTCGTTTGTAATGTCCGGCCTGCGGTCGTGCACCCATGGCAAAGTAACTAAATCTGTGTTACAGGTAATATACCCATGCTTACAACGCCCCGCTAATTCAATCAAATGCCCGTTATCCGGTATCTCTGATAGGGCGTAGTTTGAAATAAACAGATCGTATTCCTGCCCGGTCGGCTGCGTAAAGCAATCAACAGCCTCGATATTGTGTAGGTATTTGTATTGCAGGCTGGTAACTTCTGGCAGATCAATGATGTGGTAGCAATTAGGCGTAAAAACATCAAATACCGTCTTTGCCTGGCCACCGTAACCGCCGCCAACTTCAACAATACGCAGGTTATCTAAACTGCCGCACAATTGAACAAGATTAACTAGTACGGCAATATACTGAAGTGTAGAGGCTGAGTAATATAGTCCATAACCCCAATTGTAAATAACTGGATTACCGTTTATATCGTTTGTAAATACATTATCCAGTAGCTTGCGATTAATATTTATTACATGGTTCAGGTACGAAAACCCCTGTTCAACCGTGCTATGCTCAAATATCTGGTTCAGGCGAATGTCACGCTTAAAATTAGACATATCCGCCTCTTTGCAGGCTTGCAGGTACTCTTTTAAGATTGCGCCTTTTACCATCCAGTTTGCTTGTGTGTCAATCATGGTTTATAAGCATTTACGTTAAGGGATATTTCTTTACCGTCATAGGTGGCGGAACTGCAATCCTTTTTGCCTGATACATGCGGCCATCGTTCTATATTTATAAATCCCGCAGTACGCAATACCTGATACAATTCATCATAGCTGTAAACCGTTTTATGATATATTGTCGGGTTACTCATTTTGCCGTATAATGGGCCAATTAAAGGACGAGGCAACGTGCGCAATACATCCCAATCAGGCGTAGATATTTGAAGTATGCCGCCATGCTTTAACACTCTAAACCATTCCTGCAATATTGGCTTTATCTCGTCACGGTCGAAGTATGCAATAAGATGGCTAGCGTAAACAACCGATACTGTTTCATTTGTGTACGGTATTTTATCTACATGGTGCCATTTTACATGTGGGTAATTCCCGGCATCTATCCCAACCCATCCAGGCGTATCTGTTTCCCCGCACCCTAAATTCAATTTTATTTCATCCATGGCGCTATCGTTTTAATATGATCAATATCCTCCTGAGCTATCCCGTCCAAATTAAGTTTAAAAATATCGTGACGGGTAACTCCTTCGTTGTGTTTAACCGGATAATCAACCAGCGCCAGTATATCCCAACCGTCATTTTTTGGATCCTGCGTTTCAAAGTCCCACGGGTTCATACCGGGATTTAAGTACTGCAGCAAGTAATCCTTATTCCATATTGACGGCTGTGTGCTTAACCGGTACCGGCTTTCAGGATGAGCGTACAACACCCCGTATAACCCCACCGTATGTTCGCGCTTGCTAACATCATTAGTAAGGTTTACCCGGCCAACATTCGGGAGTGCTGTTAATGCCCAGGCTGGAGTATCGTCAACTGGCGCCTTTAAAAAAGTATCTTCCATCAGCCAAATAAAATTTTCTACGTCCTGTTTCTCAATAAACTCCCGTATGCCTGTACTCCAATCCTGCGGGCCTGTTTGCGGCCCCATTGATTCCCATGCGCAGTTATCGGGTAGGGGACAGGCAGGCTTTGCATGGCCAAGTAGGGTGAAAGGTTCGTTCCAGTACTTTGAGTAAAGGAAAAAGAAGATTGGTAACAGGTGATGGTACCGGTCACTAGTTGTTACAATTGTCAATTTAATGT